TACACCCTCAGCCTGACGGGGTGGTCGGGCATCAACGTGCCCAGCAATGCCACCATCACCAGCATCACGGCTACCATCAACTATACCAGGTCTGACTGGGGAAGCAAGCGCAGTGCCATCTACCTGAACGGGGTTACCCTCCTGGGGGTATCGCCGACGCCCCCGTCGCAGTACTTCGGCCCGTCTGACACCGGGCCCTTCGTGGCCACCTTCACCGGCCTCTCCCTTACGCCCGCCCAGGCCAACAGCGGCAACCTCGGGTGCGACTTCTTCTTCCAGTGCAGCCAGGCACCGGGCACCGGGGCAGCTATCATCCTGACCGGCGTCACGCTGACGGTCAACTACACCACCCCGAACTACAACAGCATCACGGTCTCCCTTGCCCGCCCGCTCTCCCCCTACCAGATAGGCACCTCGGGCGGGACGGGCAACACCATCAGCGCCAGCGCCTCGATGACCAACGCCACGGTCGTCTCCACCGTGCCGAACTACGGCAGCGGGGCCACGGCAGGATGGCTCACGGGGTGGACGGTCACGGTGTACTTCGCCTCCGGCAGCGGCACCCTCACCTGCCCGCTCACCATGAACGTGACAGGCAGGATTACATACCTGAGCGGCACCGCCATCGTGACGAACAACGTGACGTACCTCAATGCGGTGGTGGCCACCATAACCGCCAACCGCAGCGGGGGGGGTGGGGGCAGCACCCTGTCCATAACCACCGGCACCCTGCCCGATGGCTACCTGGGGCAGGGCTACTATGTGTATGTCTATGCCACGGGGGGCACGGCACCCTACTCCTGGACTGCCAGCAACCTGCCCGCTGGCGTGACGGCCCAGTACTCCAACTCCCTCACCCTGTACCTCAGCGGCACGCTGGTCACGCCGGGGACCTATAGCGTCACCATAAGCATCTCCGACTCCAGCTCCCCCACACAGAGGGCCACCCAGCTCTACACGGTGCAGGTGGGGATGTAGGGGGTAGGAAGGGGGGTTTAGGCCCATCAAGGTAGGCTAGGACATGGCAGGGTACGCATGGAAGTACGCCTATACCGGACCGCCCTTCCACTGGCTGGGGAACTTCTCCCTCAGCCAGTGGAAGGCGTTCAAGCAGTGGGCGAACCTGCGCATCGGCGACGTCAAGGACATCTCCACCCTGCACAGGATAAAGGCAGAGCAGCTCCGTAAGACGGCAGGGGTCCTGGAGAGGTACTACTCCTCCGTGTACCCCCAGGAGCAGGGCACCTACGGGGAGAAGCTTGCCCCGACCTTCCAGAAGGAGGCGTGGAAGCCAGGCGAGTACGGGCACTTCAACTACCCCTCCGGGGACGACCAGCTCCCCATGGTCATGGTAGGGAAGGCCAAGGGGCAGATGAAGGAGATGCTCCAGAGGCACGAGGAGGCCGTGTACTTCATGAACCAGGTCAGGTGCCTTATCGAGAAGCACGAGGACTGGGCGCAGTACGCAAGCGACTTCGCCCAGGGGTCCTCCGGGGTGCCCGGCAACCCGGTAGCGCTGGCCGACATCCTGGCCAAGGTTGACGGCTACTTCTCAAAGCCGGAATACCAGACCGTTCTGGTGGACGACGTCAACAACCTGTACAAGGGCCAGCCGTACGCCCGTGTGCATCCTGCCGACCCGCCTACCCAGTGGGAGCTTGAGCAGGCCAACCACAGCCCCTCGGGCTTCCCTATCGGGATAGTGGACAGGGAGAAGATTGACCCGTGAGCTATGACTTCAACACACGCCCGGCAGCATGCCCCCACGAGATAGCAGGGGAGAGGTATATCGTTGACAAGGTTGATTTTAAGACCCTGCACCTGGCGGCCAACACCTCCCTTAACATGCGTGCCCCCATAAACGGGCAGTCCACGGTCACGGTCAGGGTAGGCGGGGAGCTGGTGCAGGCGGACGACCCGACCTACGGGTATACCATCCTGGCGGACGAGAACCGTATCAGCACCCCCGACCGGTTCTACAAGATTGAGTTCAGGAGGGCGGTAAGGTGGTTCGTGCCGCTCATCGAGGTCGGGTACGTGACCCTCCAGCCGTACTGCCTGAGGTGCAGCGCCCTGGGGAGCCTCAACGACTACAGGGAGTCCTCGGCGGGCAGCCTCGTAAGGGTCACGGACACGGGCAAGCTCGTCCAGCGCTGCCTGAAGTACATCCTGACCTCCAGGTGCTCCTTCTACCCCCAGTTCACCTGCCCTGTCAGGGACTATATCGGCAGCAAGTTCGGGACGGCAGTGACGGAGGAGGACGTGGCCTCGCAGATTATGTCCTCCCTCCAGAGCCTCAAGAACGTACAGGCCGCCCAGAGGACGGTCCAGACCCTAAGCCCGCTGGAGATGCTCAAGGACATCACGGGGATATCCACGTCCATGCCCGACCCGACGGCCCTCAGCGTGTCCTGCTCGGTGACCAGCTACGGCGGGCAGGCGACGCCTCTGCCGGTGAACTTCTCAATATCCTCTACCAGGGAGCTAGTAGGGAACTAAGGACATGCAGCCTCCAAGCATAGGAAGCCCGCTCTCGTTCACAGCGCCGGTCATAATGGTGGGAAGCCCCCCCGTCCAGGTCACCTCCATGTCGGTGGACTCGACCGTCCTGCCCTACGTCGTCCGGGCCGACCAGTCCTACTCCCGCCTGGAGGTCACGGCCTACAGCAGCACCGCCATCAACGGCTCCCCCTCCCCCCCCTCCTCTGGCAGCGTGGTCTTCTCGGGGACGGTAGGCATCGACCTGCCGGGGGGAAGCGCCCTCCTGAGGTTCGTGGCACGCAACTACGACCCGACCCAGATGTCCTGGCCAGGCTCCAGCGCCAGCCCGGTCGTGAACGTCACCCCCCCGGTCGGCTACCGGTTCGTTGACGACAACGGCTACGTGCAGGAGGCCCTGGCCGTCTCCGGACCGACAGGGACCTCCGAGCCTGCCGTCTTCACCCCCTCGGGGGTCGCCTACGACAAGGTGTTCCAGGTCACGGCGGTAAACGTGGCCAGCGACCAGACCACCCTTACCGTCACGGCCGCCAATACCCTCGTCCCAGGGAGCAGGGTAGCCTTCCTCCGCCTCCAGCTCGCCCCCTGGCTGAACGGCACCGTGGTCACGGTCCTGACTGCCTCGGCGACCCAGTTCACGGCCATCCTCCCCACCCCATATGCCTATACCCAGGCCGCAGGCACGGTAGAGTCCGGCATAGCGGGCGTGGTGACCCAGGACAACGGGGTCGTGTGGGGCAACATCGGGTTCTACGAGGTGTCCCCGACCGTCCAGTTCACCGTCATACCCTTCGTCAGCGGCACCAGCGCAGTCATCGGCCCCCCCTCGGGGGTCAACTCCTACAAGTCCCAGGTCGCCTGCCGGATAGAGTGGCTGATGCCCTCCTTCCCCGGCACCATCGGCACCAGGGTCGTGCTCTCTACCGACCCGGCCGGCGTCAACCCCCCCTACGTGCAGTATGGGGACATCGTCCCCACCAGCCAGGTCAGCCGTACCAGCACGGCGGTCCTGAGCAGCGACTCGGTGACCAACTACGACCCCCAGACAGGTGTGCAGGTCGTCACCACCACCAACCAGACGCAGGAGTTCACCTTCAACTACGTGGACATACCGCCCTCTGCGGTGAACAACGCCACGCAGTTCTACGCCATGCTCTCGACGGTGGTGCAGGACCCGAGCACGAGCGCCGTCTTCGAGTCCCAGCAGAACGGCCCCCTGGCCTGCGGGTTCGTAAACCTCTCCCTGGTCAGCCCCACGGACTTCCTCGCCCTCCAGCGCAAGGAGGACATCGCCGGGAGGATGATAAGCTATGTCACCCAGCTATACCCGGACCTCGACCTGTCCCCCCGCTCCGAGGCCAGGGACCTCCTCATAGACCCCGTGTCCATAGAGCTGTCCAACATGAGCGTGAGGGAGTGGTTCGACCGTTGCTCAAGGTCCGTCTCGGCGATAAGCCAGGTGGACGATGCCAACGGGGACGGCATAAGCGATGACTTCAACAGCTCGCCTATCAAGCAGTCGATAGCCCGTGCCTTCGGCCTCAACGCCGCCGACACCCAGTCCCTCATCGACCGCCAGTTCGACGTCCTGGGCGAGGCAGCAGGGCTGACCCGTGGGGGGGCAACCGCCTCCGTTGTCACCCTGACCTTCTATACCTATGTCAAGCCTACCCAGACGAGCACCTTCCCGGTAGGCATCCTCTGCACTACCACCTCCGACTCCGTGACCCCCTCCCTGACCTTTGTCACGACAGGCTCGGCCTCCATTACCCCGAACTCTGCCCCCTCCTTCTACGACCCGGTCGCCGGATGGTGGGCGGTCAGCATCCCGGCATCCTGCCGGACGTCGGGGGCAAGCACCAACGTGGGGGCAGGGACGGTAAACACCATAAGCTCCAGCGCACCCTCCGGCTGGGGGGTCACCAACCTCGTGCCTGCTATCTTCGGTCAGGACGAGGAGATAAACTCCAAGTTCGCCTCCCGCATAGCCGCCAGGGAGGTCACGGGGGTTGACTCCGGCACCAGGGACGGGTACTTCACCGCCGCCATGTCCACGCCCGGCATCGTGGCCACGGAGGTGGTGGCGGCCGGCGACATCGAGATGCTGCGTGACTGGGACCCCATCCGCCAGAAGCACGTCTTCGGCTGCGTGGACATCTACTGCCAGGGGGTATCCTCCTCCCAGAACGACCAGACCGTCGCCTTCGAGTACGGGAACGCCGGGACCCCTGGGCAGCATACCACCTACCTGCCGCTCACCGTCGCCAACGCCTCCGCCACGCTCCTCCGCCTGTATATCGGGCAGCAGACCGAGTGGCCCCTGTACCAGGGCGTGGAGATACTCGTTGCAGGGATTACCAGCTCCTTCTTCCTCGACGTCCTGGAGGCACAGTTCGACAGCGCCAACGGGTACGTAATCCTGGACCCGAACGGCACCCCCTACCACTATGTCGGCAGCGGGGCCACGCTGGCAAGGCTGCCCATGATGAGCAGCGTCTCCCCCCCTGTCACGATGACCAACCTTGCCGCCGTGCTGGGGGCGTCCCAGGCCAATGCCACGTTCACGCTGTGCGCCAGGACGGCCTCCCCCCTCGCATGCACCCCCTCGCAGCAGCCGATAGTGGCGGCCAACTCCGCCATAGGGCCGCAGACCGGCACCGTCCCCACTGCCCTGCTCAAGGTCGTGCGTACCTCCGACTTCCTGCTCTACGGCGGGTCCAACCAGGCAGGGGACGAGGTCCAGGTGTCCTCATCCTACAGCTCCCCGGTCACCAAGACCATCACCGCCAGCCTCTCCCAGCCCGTACCGATAGACACGGGCATGGATGTCCCGGTCGGGTCCTCCTACAACAACGGCAGCGACGTGCTGTGCATCGGCAACGTGCTCTCCGTGCGCTCCCTGGACCTCTCCACCCTCTATGCCTTCGGGCCCACGGGCGACTACAGTATCGTCGTAGCCGGCCCCTACCACTCCTACGCCCTGGCGGCCCAGGCGGTACCCAGGAGAATCCTTACCATAGCCATAGCCAACAATATCCTGACCGTAGGGTGCAGCAACAACCTTGGCCCTGGAGCGCCTGTCACCCTCGACGGGCTTACCAACGCCACGTTCCTGAACGGGCAGACCGTCGCCGTGTCCGCCTCCACCGGCAGCGCCTTCACGGCCTACTACCCCTACCCCGGCACCTACCCCGTGGCCTCCGATACCGGCACCGCCACGGGCAGCGCCATACAGGACGGGCAGCAGGTGGTGGTCGCCTACAACCAGTTCACCGTCTACGAGCGCCTCAGCCTCGCCTCCGGGGAGTCCCAGACCCTGGTCGGGAGCGTGGCCAGCCCCCTCGACAACCAGGGGTTCGTCCACAATACATGGCTCCCGGAGAGCTACGGCAGGACCGACCTCACCCTGGACGGCTGGGGCGGCAACTATACCTACGACGCCCAGGGCAATATCACGGGGCTTGACCTCTCCACCTCTACCGGGCTGGTGGGGGCAGGCACCATGCACGACAGCCGCTACATCAAGGTCACCATCGCCCAGGGAGGGGAGGTGCTGCGGGAGGACGTGGACTTTACCCTCTCCGTTGACCCGGCGTCCGGGTCGGCCTCCATCACCCGGCTCCCCATCCTGGCGGACGGCACCCAGGTCCTCGTGTCCTACTTCTACACCGAGGCCTTCGACGTCGCCACCGAGTTCCCCTCCTTCGTCCCCGTGCTGGCCAGCAAGGTGTCCAAGACCAAGCATGCGGCGGCCGACGTGCTCGTCAAGGCGATGGTCGCCAACCCCGTGGACGTCACCCTGACTGTCACCCTGGAGCAGGGGCAGTCCCCGGACGCCCTCGACCCGAGCATAAGGACTGCCATCGACAGGGCGCTCGACAATGCCTCCGGCACCCTCCACCAGTCCGAGGTAGTCACCCAGGTCCAGGGGGTCACGGGGGTCCAGTCGGTAGGCATACCGCTCATCAAGTGCGCCAAGAGCGACGGCAGCTACGACATCGGGTTCATAATCCCCACGGGCACGGCCTGGACGGCCCTAGGCTCCGACCCGGCCTTTGCCCCCCTCAACCAGGTCAGCGTCAAGGGCAAGGTAGTCAGCTATATACCCGCCAACAGCTTCATCACTGCCCTGCCCGTCCTGCCCGACTCCACCGTCCCGTCCGGCGGCCCCGTGGACGCCTTCGTAGGCTTCCTGTACCAGGGGCAGGCCTACTCCCGTACCGCCTCCATCCAGAGCTTCCTGTCCTCGGCCATCACCCCCCAGAAGTCCTCGGGCGACGGCTCCTTCTACATCGTCGGCACCGACGACCAGATACTCGTCCCAAAGTACGATGGCGTCCACGACTACTCCGTGCCCCTAGGCCCCTCCTATGCCCAGAGGGTCATCATCACCGCCCCCCTGGACGTGGCCACCCCCTCCCTGCGCAGCTACTTCGTAACCTACCAGGTATGGGGGGAAAGCTCGGCGAAGGATATCACGCTGAGCAGCACCGAGTACTTCACTGCGGGCAGGGTGACCGTCAACTATACTGCCTCGGGGGGCTAGGATGGCCTCTAACAACAGCCCGGACCTCCTCTACCAGCAGTCCAGGGAGTCCCTCCTCCTGCTGGAGGACACCCGCCTGTTCTACCTCCTCCAGGCAGTGGCCAACTACTACTCCCCCCGCAACGACCAGCCCCTCTGGGGTACCCTGCTCAGGGCCATAGCCCAGGAGCTTGCCCGCCTGGACTACGACTACCAGTACGGCATAGCCTCCAAGGAGCCTCAGTACCTCACGCCCCCGGACATAAAGCGCAGGTTCGCCCTCCCGCTCTATATCAGCCGCCTCTACCCCTACCCTGCCCAGTTCGACAAGGGGGACTTCACCGGGCCGTACAACAGCCTCAACAACCCGGTGGGCTACAGGGACATGCTGGTGGACCTCCTGAGGGCGTACAACGAGGGGGCCATACCCCAGTCTATCGCCGACGTAATCTATGCCTACACGGGGAAGAGCATCGTGGTCGAGGAGCTTTACAAGGAGATAGGGCAGGGGGTATACGACCAGTCGGACCGGAACGCCATCAGGGTCAGCGTCAACGTCGGGGGCAGCAACCCCCTGGTGGACGTGCAGAACCTAGCCCAGCTCCAGGAGATAGTGCAGAGCCTCTACCAGGCCATCGACTTGGCGAAACCCGCCCATGTCGGCCTGGAGTTCACGACGGTCTTCAGCGAGCAGGAGGACATCAGCCTCAGGATAACCGACACCCTGAGGATAATCATCCAGCAGGTCGAGCTTTCGCCCCTCGACCCGATGTTGTGGATAGCCCCGATATACGACGTCAAGCACCCCAAGACCACCCTGGCGGCATACGGCAGGATGATGAGGCCTACCCTCCCCGAGGCAGAATGGCTCGTGCTACAGTCCGCCCCTGCCGTCTGGGACCCCTCTGTGGCCTACAGCCGTGGGGCGCTTGTCCAGTCCTCCTCCCCCAGCCCGCCCACGGGCGGGTACCAGATGTACCGGGCGCTCAAGAAGACCAGGGGTAACCCGCCGCCCTCCAGCCCCGTGTACTGGAAGCCCCTGCCGTCCCCGTCCGTATGGCAGGCATACTACCCCCTGCCCTATCCCAACCTGGGGACCTATGCCGTGGGCCTGGCAGGCTGGGCTGCCAACGCCGACTTCTATACTGGGCAGTACATCATCGACCCGAACGGCAACCTACAGCTCGCCACGCAGGGCGGTGCCTCGGGGGCGTCCGTGGCCTTCGGCACCCATAAGGGGGACGTGACCAGCGACGGCACCGTGGAGTGGCTGTGCCAGGGCACCAGCCAGCTCAACGACCCGGCCAAGTGGATACAGGTCGTTGACAACACGGGGGCCCCCACGGGCGAGGCCGCCAACTGGGACGTCAACCACCCGATGGGCCTCGTGGCCCCGAGGGACAACCTGGTATGGGAGGTCAAGAGCGACAGCCTCACCATACTCAACATGGACTAGGGCATGAGCGAGACAAAGACATCCTACCTCTCCCCGGCCAGTGCCACGCTGGAGGTGTCGGCGGTACGGTCGCTGGAGCCGTCCGCCTCCATAACCCTGGACCTCGGCATACCCTTCACCGTGTTCTCCATCAAGTTCCCTATCCCCGAGGAGAGGAGGTCCTTCCCCGAGGTGGCAGGCGAGGCGCTGGGGGTCATGCTGGACGAGATGGCGGCCTTCATGCTCTCCCTGGGGTACAGGCAGGGGGTCATAGCCAAGGTGTATGCCCTGGCCATGGAGTGCTATCGGGGGATGCAGGGCCAGGAGGCCCCGGAGGAGAGGGAGGCCACCATAGGCACGGTAAGGGGGGAGTTCCCCCTGCCTACGGAGTTCGTGAACGAGACCCAGAAGCAGGTGGTCACGGCGGCGAGGGGGGAGTCCCCCGTCCATATACGGAGGACTAGCACCGTCGCCCTGTGCGGCAGGCGTGCCCCGTTCGACTGGACGTTCCCAGACGACACGGCGTACGAGTATGCCGGAGGGCAGCGCCGGGTGTTCGCCGAGGTGACCTGCCCGGAATGCAAGAGGGTTTACGGGGAGCAGGCCAAGAGGCAGGCGGCCACGGCCCCCTCCGAGGAATCTGCGGATATCTTCTGGCACATCACCTCCCAGCGGAGCGCCGTAGGCATAGATAAGAGGGGGATTAGGAAGGGACGCCGGGGCTATGTATGGCTTGCGACCAGCCCCGAGGCGGCACAGGAGTTTGCCGAGACAATAGGGCCCCGGTACGCAATCGTGCAGGTCAGGTGGCCGTACGAGAAGACCGTCCCCGACGAGGACTTCGAGGGCGAGGCGATGGGGGAAGTATACCGCATGACGCCCTTTGACATCCCGCCCAAGAGTATCCTTGGCATCCGGTTCTACGACGAGGGCGGACTAGACATGGAGGCATCCAGCAAGACGTCGGGCAAGGAGGTCAGGCGCATGCCGGTGCAGCGCCGGATGGAGTTCACCTCCCAGCGCCCGTCCCGCCCGTCCAAGAGCGACGTCCTGAAGGCCATACGCAAGTACCGCTTCCAGAGCATCAAGAACACCCCCAGGCCGCTCTACCTGGTGGTCTACGACCAGATGGGCAACCCCAAGGGCACCCTCTCGCTCGGCCCGGGGTTCCACAACGACCTGCTGAAGATGCAGTACGGCAAGACAGCGGTAAGGGCCGGCAAGAGCTTCGACCTGGCCACGGAGGCGGTGAGGGCGGGCGGGGGCATATTCAAGGGCATAGGGGAGGACGGCAGGGGCGGAGAGCTGGTGTACTTCGACAACCCCGCCAACAAGTCCACCCTGGTACTGGACGCTGAGGGCATTACCCCCGAGGCGGTCAGGAGGAAGATAGAGTGGAACAGCTCCCTGTCCAGGAGGGCGGCGGCCACCTGCGAGTTCTGCAAGGCCCCCTCCGTGGGGTGCGTGGTCAACTATGCCCAGCCCGGCGGCCCCTTCCTCGGCTCCGCCGTCCATGTATGCGAGGGGCACAGGGAGCAGGGGAAGGACCCGAGGGCCAGCCAGACGGCCTTCGTCTCCAACAGGTGGGAGAGGAGGCCGGGCGAGAGCAGGGTCCCGTACCCCGAGTTCTCCGAGAGGAAGGAGGCCGGGCAGTGGGGGGAGCGCTCCTACGACGGCGACATGGTCCATGACATCCTGGACAAGCACCGCCCCAGCCACAGGGAGAAGGACCCCAGCGAGTGGCTCGGCTTCGACGAGCCTGTACCGCCGGCCGAGGTGCCTGCCGTCCTCGGGGAGATTAAGGGGATGGACAGGGGGGAGCTGGACGCAAAGCAGCAGTATGTCGGGGTGGTGGTCTTCCTGGTGGAGCACGGCTCCGAGGTTCCGCAGGAGGCCCGCCTCCGTGCCGCCGAGGTGGCCGAGGAGCTTGCCGGCCTGACCGTGGGGATGGGGAACGCCCCGAGCAAGGACAGGCAGCAGTGGAGGCACCCCGAGAAGCGCAAGGCCCGCCTCAGGCGGGAGGTCGCTGTCCTGAGGGCAGGGATGCCCGTTGCCAAGGAGGGCCGCTTCCTCAGGGTAGAGGAGATGCGTGCCTGGGGCAGGGGGGAGCAGGACGAGTACTATGCCCAGCACCCCGAGCTTGAGAGGATAGGGAAGCCCAAGCAGGCGGACTACTGGGACGAGCAGGGCTACTGGGCGGGGGCAGGGCATGCCGCCTCCGGCGTCCTCCCCGTATGCACCTCCACGGGGAGGGTATGCCTTGCCTGGAGAAGCCCCGACGTGGACCAGGGTAGCTGCTGGGGAACCATAGGCGGGGCGGTAAAGGAGGGGATGGACCCGTCCTCCAGCGCCCGCCACGAGCTTGCCGAGGAGACCGGGTACAGGGGCAACCTCCTCCTGCACCCAGCACATGTCTTCAAAAGCGGGAAGTTCAGTTACCATAACTATATAGGGGAGGTGGGGCACGAGTTCGGGCTGCGCCCCGAGGGCGGCAGCGCATGGGAGACCGAGGCCCTGGAGTGGGGGGGCCTGGACGAATGGCTGAAGGAGGCCAAGACCAGCCCCGGCAGCTTCCACCCCGGCGTGCTGGTCCTGCTCAGGGAGTCGGGCGGCCTCATACGCAGCATATGCGAGAAGGCGGAAGGAAGGAAGACTGAAAATGGAGAAGCACAAGCACAGGCTCTATAACCCCGAGGACTACACCAACCTGCTGGACCTGCTCAGGCGGCCACCCAGCGCCATACCCCCGCACACGGGGGCCATGGTGGAGAGGGTGCCCGACCCCATCAGGAGGGGGACGGTGCGCATCTTCAGGGAGGACACAGGGGAGGTCCTGTACCAGGACCACAACATCATCACCAACATCAGCAGGTGGCTGTTCTCCGTCTTCATGGCGGCCACCGGGCCGAGCCAGCCGGTCAACCCCAGCGTCACTGCCCCCCCTCTCTACGGGGTATGGGGCCTGGCGCTGGGCGCAGGCAGCCCGACCTGGGCACCCGAGACGCAGCCTGTCGAGACGGCGCAGCAGGTGGAGCTTATCCAGCCCCTCGTGCGTGTCCAGCTCTCCAGGGTCAACTTCGTCAACCAGGACAACAGCGGCAACTGGAACCCCGTGCCCTACCCGGCCACCAACGTGGACTTCCAGACCACCGTCAACTCGACGGTCAACAACATAAACCAGCCCGTGAGGGAGATGGGGCTTATAGGGGGAGGGATAGCCAACATGGGCGGCTACACTATGCTCACTGCCCCGTTCTTCAACGGCAACCCCTCCTACTATATCGACCCGGTGACGAAGCAGGTCAACGTCACGGTGATGCAGCAGACAGTCATCCTCATCAACTACAAGACCCTGCCGCCGCTCAACCTGCCGCCCGGCATCAACATCATCTTTAGCTGGATATTCCAGTTCTAGGGGAAGTGGTATGCCCGGAAACGTGCTAGCGTTGCAGGTGGGCCCGTGGCAGGACCTCGGCGAGGGGGTGGTCAGCACCGGGTACAGGTCCATCCTGTCCGTGCAGGAGATTATCATGGAGGTGCAGGAGACCACCTTCTACGGCCAGAACCTCTTCATGGCCAACTACTCCCCCTGGGGTGCCGGGCAGGTGGACATAGGCTCCCTGACCGCCTATACCCTGTTCAGCAACTTCCTCAGCCCCTACGTGGGCAGGGAGACCACCTGGGCGCAGTTCCTCGACCCACCCTACAACCCCTCCTTCTACATCGGCCGCACCTACGTCCTTATCCCCCCTCCCCCGGAGCCTCCCCTGTCGTACGGGGCCATGGTCCTGCTGGGAGCGGCATACAGCCCCCTCAAGGGATGGTGGTGCAGGTTCAGGGGCAACTTCAGGCTCTCCATCCCGGTCTTCCAGGGCTTCCGTGGGGTCACCGACATGACCCCGGACTACGGCATCAAGATAAAGTAGGTATTATCACCCTGGAGGCAACCGCCGTGGCATACCAGAACAAGAGGCTCCCGAGGCGTGGCCTCTATGTGGCCAAGGACCCAAAGGTGTTCCGTAAGACGTTCGGGGGGATAGCCCTGGGGCTTCTTCGCTACAGAGAGGTCGAGCCGGGGGACTTCCTGGAGATAAGCATCAAGCGTGTGCGGGAAACCCGGGCTGGCTGACGCTACCCCTGCATGGACACCCCCAAGATAACGTACAAGCAGTATGGAGGCAAGGCGTCCATCGCCAAGTGGATTGCCTCCCACTTCCCGCCGCACAGGACCTACATGGAGCCTTTCTGCGGCTCCTGCTCCGTCCTTTTCGCCAAGCCCAGGTCGTTCATCGAGATTGCCAACGACATCGACGGGCGCATCGTCAGCATGTACAGGCACATACGTGAGGACCCGGAGCAGCTTGCGGCCCTCCTGTGGGCCACCCCCTACTCCAAGGCCAACTGGCGTGACACCGTGCCGGAGGAGGGCAGCCTGGAGGAGGCCCGCCTGCTCATGGCAGAGTCGGTGCAGTTCTACTGCGGCAACGGCAACAACTCCACCTGGGCGCTGGAGAAGTCCGGGGCACCGCACAAGCCCAAGCCCGAGGTCTGGGCGGACTGGTTCCTGCGCATCCTGCCGGCCGCTGCCCGGCTCAGGAGCGTGCAGGTGCTAAACGAGGACGGGGTGGACGCCATGAGGCGGGTTCATATGCAGGAGGACGCCCTCATCTACATCGACCCCCCCTACTGGGGGCACGAGCACGAGTACAGGCACAGGGTGGACTACGAGCGCCTCCTGGCAGCGGCAAGGGAGGCGAGGGCCAAGGTGGTCGTGTCGGAGTACCCCGAGGCGGCGGTATTCTACCAGGGGTGGAGGCAGGAGCGCAAGGACACCGCAGGCAGGGCTAGGACGGGGGCGTACAACTCCCCGGCCAAGCCCAAGGCCGAGATGCTGTTCATGAACTTCTGAGGGAGGGCTAATGAGCAAGGCGATGCAGATGGTACAGAGGATACATGAGTCGGGGGCAGGCTCGGGGGTCACCCATGACGCCATCGACCGGGCGGTACGCTCCGGCAGCGAGCGGGATGCCATGGCACGGGACGACCGCCTGTCCGGCTGGGTCGTGGACCGGGCCAACGAGGGCCTGGGATTCAGGGGCAAGGACTGGTAGGTATGCGACCCAGGGAAAAGGACTTCCTCATCTGCACGGTGAGGAACGCCACGGGGGAGCAGTGGGCCGCCCAGGAGGAGTATGTCTCCTCCCTGGAGGCCGGGGGCATAGGGGTATACTGGCCCCCCAGGGACACGGACCAGGACGACCCCATCGGGCTTAGGATATGCTCCGACAACCGGACGGCCATGGAGAGGGCGGACGTCGTCAGGGTGGTATGGGACCCGGAGAGCCAGGGGAGCCTGTTCGACCTGGGGATGGCGTTTGCCATGCGCAAGCCCATCTACCTCGTGAACCGCAAGGACATCAAGCCAACCGATAAGAAGTCCTTCACCAACTTCCTGCTTGCCATAGACATAGGGGAGCCTTCCCCGAGCAGCACCCGCCTCAGGGAGGTGGCCAGGTTCTACGAAGAGTACAAGGACAGCCCAGGGCTGCCCGGCTCCTGGGCCGTGGCCTTCCTCAACCAGGAGAAGGAGAGGAAGTCATAGCACTTCCCCCCCCTTAATTGAGGAGAACCACCATGCCTACCCCTATACAGCCCGGCAATACCAGCGCATTCAGGTCCGAGTTCCTGTTCAGGCCCGCCGCCCCGGCCCAGACCACCGTGAGGCTCGTGGACGGCAGCGGGTACGTCGGGGGGGAGTGGTTCGTGGAGCCTGGCAACGAGGCCAAGATGGCCCGTATCAGGAGGGACTTCGAGGAGGCCAGGGCAGAGGAGCCTGACGCCGGGTGGAGGCTCCAGACGAGGGGCACCGAGGCGGGGTGGCACGACATGGAGGCGCAGCCTAAGACGGCCTCCGGGCTGCGCAGGCGGCCGGACTACGGGAAGGCAACAAGGTACAACGTCTGGGACAAGCCCACGGGGCCTGTCGGCAGGCATACCCAAAAGCTGTACCGGTGCTTGAACTGCGGGGAGAAGCAGACGATAGGGACCAACCACTACGGCCCGGTCTACGGCTACTGCCACGGGTGTAGCTGGAAGCCGTCGTTCGGCAAGGCAGAGTATGCGATACCCATGTTCGGGCGTACCTACAGGCCGTTCGAGTACGCCGGGGACCCCGAGGAGCCAGGACGTGAGGAGAGAATCCAGGAGACGTGGAACGCCCCCCCGCACGCTGCCTCCCAGGCAGCGGCCCCCGGACGCCCGAAGGAGGCGGCGCAGGCCCCCCGCTCCTACAAGGTAGGGCAGGACGAGGGCGGGTTCTGGTACATCTTCGGCCTGCCGGGGGAGGAGATTGCCGAGGGGCAGGCCGACGAGGCGGTGCAGACCCCCGACACATGGCTCAACGTCCACGGGAAGGCCAGGAACCTGGACCTGGCGGAGCAGCTCTACCGGGAGCTTTACGCCGAGTTCCAGGCCAACGACAACCTCAGGGAGGGGGACACCTTCGATACCCCTATCGGCGTGTTCATATGCCAGGGGGTTGACGTCCTCCCCCACGACGCCTCTGCCAAGAAGGCCGTGGCCGAGGTTGACGACAGCTACAGGTGCGCCTGCGGCTGCGACCAGGGGGAGCACAGGAAGAGGGTTGACGACAACGGCTACCCTCACTACGGGGAGTGCTCCAACCATCCCGAATGCAAAGAGTATACCAGGAAGGGAGCATAAATGGGCCCCATAGACCCGAAGACGCTGCTCAGGATAAAGGACCTTGCCAGGCAGTACACCGAGGAGACCCTGGAGGACCCCAACCCCCTGGACTACATGGCTTTCGAGAACGCCATCCTCCAGGGCTACAACCTCGCCATGGAGGATGCCAGGGGAATCCTCCGCTCACCTGCCAGATAGGATAGGCAGCCCAGCGTATTATAGCATCATGGACGACGTCTGTGACACAGGGCTAGAGTCAATCCCCGAGGAGGTGGACGGGGGCCTCCAGCGCCCGTCTCCCTACCTTGCCAGGGTGCTGGAGAAGGTAGGCACCAGGCCAGGGTGCTGGGAGTACCTCCGGGTAGGCATCTTCCGGAGGAACCCCGATACCGGCACCCCTGAGCAGATAGGGGAGTACACCAGGAACTACCCGTCCTTCTACCGTACCTTCCACCCCTTCCAGCTACGTGGCGGGTGGTATGCCCTGTACTCCAAGGACTATACCTCCACCCGGCTCATGGCCCTGCCGGGCTGCAAGGACATCGGCGGGGAGGAGGCGGCCGCCTGCGGGTTCTGCCCCGTGGACTACTACGTCCCCGTCCTGCACTGGCTGGAGGCCGTCCATGCCGAGGGGTGCCCCAGGCACCCGGACAGTGTAGACCCTACCAACCCCTGTACCTGCAAGGAATCCCGGTATATATGGCATTTTCCCGAGCGGGTCCACGGGTTCGTGGCAGGCTGCGTATGGGGGGATGACACCTCCTGGAAGGTGCAGTACCTCGACCTGTCCAGGGCGGACGAGGGGATGCTGAGGAGGGAGGAGAGGTTCGGGTACATCGAGCTTGCCTACAACCTCCACCTGGACAAGGCCATCGACCTGGACATAGAGGACGACAGGTTCCCCCCCTGCCTGTCCATAGCCTGCCAGAGGCACTTCGACTTCGCCACCGGGGAGCCTAGGGGCGAAGAATAGCCCCAAGAAACCGGACTACCGGAGGTATTATATGAGTGGGGAGACTCCCCCCGACTACAGCGTGACCTTCGCAGAGTCCTTGGTCAGACCAATGGACCGCAAGAAAGCGGGTCATAAGGACGGGGGGCCGGGAAGGGCACCATGTCCGACCCCCTGCTCCTCAAAATGAGGATAGCAAAGCCGAGAATCGACAGGCCGCACGCAATGGCCGAGACTAAGGTAACTATGCCGCATATCACGAGGCCGCACACTTCGACAACGACCCAAATCAGGTCGGGCGGCGGAGCCTGCTCGGGGTAACAGCCCCAAAGCCTAGGCTCGGCGGCCGCCAGCAGGTCTGGCGGCTTTCGTGTTTCATGGGGGCCTTGTGGGGAGCGTCAGGATAGACACGGTTGACCCGGACGACCCGGCCGACGTATTCTTAGAGAGGTACCTCCCCGAGAAGGAGGACGTCCCGGACCCGAGGCCTTCGCTGTCGCCCCGGAGGATAACGCTCCGCAGGGCGGACAGGGAATGGAAGGAGCGGCAGTGGCCCACTTCGAGCAGCACTGCAAGGACTGCGGGGCCATTCTCGGGGCCAGGCACGAGGACGTGAACCGCTGGCTCGACGGGCTGTTCTGGAGGCTGGGGCCACGGCACCGCAGGGCAAGGCACCACGAGGGCGGGGTGAGGAAGGCCGCCGAGGCGTTCGGCCCCGAGGGCGCAAGGGCAGCCGTGGTCCATATTGTCAGGGACATAGGGTTCGTCCCCAGGGAGAGGGACTACGACAGGATTCTCGTCGGGGATGAGCTGGTGATAGCTGTACCGGCCTTTGTCGAACCCAAACTGGGGTATGACCAGTGGTTCGATGAGTTCAAGAAAAAGGCCGAAGAGGAGATAAGAAGGGTCCTTGGGTAATAGTGACCATGAGCCGACGCTTGGTGACGACAGGCACTCCGGTCACTTGTGAAAGATGCTCCCGTAGCTATGAGTATGACCGTAGAAAGGGGCATCATACCAAGATTTGCAACTCTTGCAACGCTAACCGTAAACGGGTGGTCCGCAAGAGAAAATGCATAGAATATAAGGGCGGCAGGTGCGAAAAGTGCGGATATTCTCGGAGTTCTAGGGCTTTGGGATTCCACCATCGGGACCGGAACCGCAAAGAGTTTACAGTATCGAGAGCGCT